ATATTTGTCAAAAGTAGGAAAAGTTCCAACATCGGATTCACAATTCCGATTCTTGGAAGATAGGACTAAAATTTCTATTACTGATAGAAGTTTTTTATTAAAAGGTGGTGTAACTTTAGTTGCAGAAGGTAGTGATGATACAATGATTTTTGATACTGCTGGTGGTGATGGCGTAGACTGGCTGTTACCTGGCATGGTTGTTGCAATTGGTGATGTTGATGGAAATTCTGTTCCAACAACAGCTAATGTAAGAATCAATAGTGTTGATAATTCAAGTTCAGCGACTCAAACATCTGTAACATGCACAGTAATATCTCATGTAGCGACAACAAGTACATTGGCATTAGCTGATGATTCAAAATGTACTGTTATCGGAACTTCTTTCAAGGAAGGGACAGGTTCACCAGATGTATGGTCTCAACAACTAGACAATGATTATGGGTATACTCAAATCTTTAAGACAGCTTGTGAAATGACTAATACAGCTCGTGCAACTGTATATCGTGGATATGCTGATGAATGGCAACGTCTTTGGAATCTAAAGTTACGTGAGCATAAAGTTGATATTGAACGTGCAATGTTATTTGGTCAACGTGGCTCAGCAGGTGGAATACAGTATACAGATGGTATAGTGGGCTCTACAATTGCTGAAGGATATGCAAATATTAAAAATGATGGTTCTCAATTAGCTTACAATGAAGGTGTTCCATACTATAAATCAAACACAACAGCTGAGTGGACATATGATGATTTATTATCTGATTTTGAGATAATATTTGACCCAGCTCGTGGTGGTAGTTCTTCTAAATTGGCATTGGCATCTCTTCCTGTAATCTCACACTTTAATAAAGTGGGTGATGGTGGATTTATTGATGGCTCATTATTGAACTCAAGTGGAGCTGCATATAACTATAGTGCAAGCAAAGGTGCTTTTGGGCATATGGTAACTAAGGTTGATACTATCCATGGAGATGTATCTCTTGTTAAAGAACCTTTATTTAGAGGTTTTTCATCAGGATTTATGCAAATGGTTGACCTTGACCATGTTTCATATAGACCTCTTGTTGGCAATGGTGTTAATCGAGACACTTCAATTACAACTAATGTGCAACAAGCTGATGAAGATTTACGTAAAGACATGATTCTTACAGAAGCAGGTCTTGAAGTTTCTCTTCCTGAAACTCATGCACTTATTAATTTGGAGGGTGTGTAAAATGAGAAGTGATATACTAAATGAAAATAGTGGTAGCTATGGAATGATTCCTAATGCGTATAAAGTTTCAGCTAAAACAGCTGACTTTACAGCAGCAGCAGGATATGTATATGTTGTTACTAAGTTAGATGGATGTGATGTTACTTTGCCAGCTCCAAATGCTGGAGATAAAATCAAGATAGTATTTGATGGGGCTACAAGTAATTCTCATACAGTAACTTCAGATGCTTCTACAACACTTATAACAGGATGGGCAGCTATGTCAGATACAGCTGACCAAACTGCAGCAGCTATGGAAAACTTTGTAGCTGATGAAGTTGATGACAGAATAATTACCTTGAATAGAACTACTACAGGTCTTTCAGGGATTATTGAGTTGACTGGTGTTGGGGCAAACAAATGGTATGCAGAGTGCATTATTCATTCAAATGGTGATGCAGCTACTCCATTTAGCTAATCCTAACGGATAACAGTTATTGGGAACTGGGGAGAGGTCGTATAAAGGGCTTCTCCCAAATCCCTCAATTAAGGAGAATATATGTTTGGTAAAAAAGATTTTAAAAAATATCCTGGTGGTGGTGCTCTTGAAGGTAACTCTCATGCACAAGGAGGAATACCGATTGAAGCTGAGGGTGGTGAGTTCATTATTAAGAAGGATTCTGTAAACCCATCAACGTTGGCAATGCTTGAATATATTAATGAGCATGGAGATATTCCAATGATGGACGCAAGAGATAGAAGTGAGGTAGTGTAATGCCAAAAGTAGGTAAGAAAGAATTTGATTATACGGAAAAAGGGAAAGCAGAAGCAAAAACTTATGCCAAAGAAACAGGACAAGAAGTAGAATATCCAACATATGATGCAGGTGGAAGAGTAGAAGTTTATCGAGAAGGTGGAGAAGTTAAGCCAACAAGTATATCAAAGACATCTGTTAAATTTCAAGGAACATCAAAAGAAGTAGCTAAGAAAATGGAAAAAGACCCAGCATTTAAAGCTGGAATGGAAAAGCATTATGGGGTAACTTTAAGCAAAGATGGCAAACTTAGTAAGAAGTAAAATAATGGGATATAAAAGTAACGAATACGAAAAAAAGAAGTTAAACAAAAAATTTAAAGCAAAGAAGAGGAAAGAAAAGAATGAAAAGAACAAGGACGTATTATTGCAAAGAATGCAAGAGTTCAACGGATTTTGTCTTTCCGATAACTGAGACGATTGAATGTGAATGTGGGTACGCATTCGGTAGAAAATTTAATAATACCAAAGACCATGTTAATATGAGAACAACTTGGTCAGGGCAAACACAAGTAGAATTTACACCTCAAACAATGCAAGAATCTGTTGAGGGCATGGGAGGCGAGTGGTAGATGGCTAACTTTGATGACCAAATAATGGGATTAACAGGGTTAACTATTAACGGAAGTTCTACAGCCCCAAGTCAATCTGAATTAACTCAATTTCTTACAGATGGGGCAAAAGAAATAATCAATCAACTTCCTGTTAAATTAAAAGAAAAATGTATGGCTATAACTGCATTAACAAGTTCTAGTGGTCAAGATTTAGATGGATTTGGAGAAGTAGTATTTGTTTCTAGGGAGACTGGAGATACCACATCAATATATGCTCCATGTAGAAAAATTCCTTCAATGTACGGAGGGATGGCAGCAGACTCAAGTTCTCTAATGTATTATGGAACAGCTACTGACCCTGTTTATTGGGTTGATGGCACTGGAGATGCAGCTACATTATTTGTAAAGCCTAACCCTGACTCAGACCAAGATGCAAAAATATTTCATATCTCTTATCCTTCTGTTGCATATAATGACAATGGAACAATTACAAATTTTCCTGATGAAGCTGAATATCTTGTCGTTTTATATGCAGCCATTAAATCACTTCAAAGTGCAATGGGCGAAATGAATGCATCAATTGTACATTCAGACCAAGATGGAAGTTATACTGCAATATCTTCATTGAGTCAAGGATGGGAAAATGTAAGATTTTGGTTAGAAAATGAAGAGGATACAGAAATGTCTCAAGGCACGATTGCTGCATTAAGTGCCGAACTTCAGCAATTTGTTACTGAGTATCAATGGTATCAAGGTCAACAAACAAAATTACAGCAAGATTATGATAAAGGTTTAGAAGCTCTTAAAGGAGGGCAATAATGAAACCAAAAGAAATTATACAACAAATTGAACATTTAATGGGTCGTCAGCCTGAAGGTTATATGATTCGTCTAATGAATGATGGATTGCTTGATATATCAGCAACTAAAAAAGAATATACAGTATCGGCAGTAACAACTTTAGAGCAATATAAAAGATGGTATGCACTTGATGACCAAGTTATTGATATTGTAAAAGTAGAAGTATTAGATACAAATAGTCGATATGTAATGATACCAAAATTAGCAGACTCACATAAATTACTTCGTGAAGATACTGATATTGATATCTCAGATGGTTCTGCAACAGACGATTTAACTTAGGAGTATAATGGCGACACAAAAAAGAACATTCCCAAATCAATATTTTTCATGGTATAACGATGATAAGCGTGTTGCAATATTGGCACTTGACTTAACAACAGATTCTACTGAAAGCACGAATGAACCTTATGATACATATCAAGATGCTGATGTTTCAAATGGCTTAAGAATTACATATCACTCAAAATATGAGACTATTACTACAGCGAATTTAACAGGAGAAATGAGCACTACTCATGGGCTTGATACAGGTATGCAAAATGCATTATTATGTTATGTAAAAGCAAGATTATTTGAAGACCGAGGAGAAATGCAACAAGCTCAATATTTTAGACAAATGTATGAAAGAAGTATTAAAAAATATCCGTCAAGAAAATCAGGCGTAAGACAATTATCTGTCCCAAGATTATAGGAGAATATAAATGAGTTCAATATCAACAACATGGTCTCCAGATGGAAATACAAAGGCAAGTGAAACAACCTCAGCATCATTAAATAATGCTACATTAAGTGGAACTCTTACTGTTTCAGGTGCTACGCAATTAAATTCAACATTAACTGTAGGAGCAGATGCTGATGGTACAGATAGAACTGTAACTTTTGGTCATTCTACATTAAAAACTATTATGGGAATTGATGACTCAGCTGATGCATTTGTAATAAATACAGATGCCTCTTTTGACGGAACTCTTGCAAATAATTCATTATCAATTGATGCTTCACATAATATCATTACTGCAGGAAATGTTACAATGGCAGGAGACTTGACTGTATCTGGTGGAGACGCTACTCTAACAGCAGCTAATGACACTGCTTCAAGTATACTAATGCAAGCTGATAATAGTGATGATGCTGGTGATGATTGGAAGCTTATTGCAAATGCAAATCAAAAGTTTACAATTGCAAATGATATTGCATCTGCTGGAACATATGTTGACTTACTTACAATTACCCCTCACGCAACTGCATCCAGCTCATCAGTACTTGCTGCTGGTTCAGTCATAGCAGCAGGAGGCATATTTGCAACTGGAAGTAGCTACTTATCTTCAGCAAATGGACAAATAAGACATTCAACTACCTTAAGCCTCACTCTTGATGGTTCAACTAAAGCCACATTTTCTGGGTATGTTGTTGAAGGAAGAACTGTTATTAAAATACCTGCTACTTCATTTATGGCTAATGATGACCAAATAAATGGATACCAATTTGCAATTCTTGAGGATGATGGAAGTAATTTTGGTACAAGAGTAGGTGGAGCAGGTGCTGAACTATTCGCATATGTAGATGTTCCGTTAGGCTATACAGCGACAAGAGTTAAAATTACTGGTTCTGATACAGCGAATGAAGTTGAGGTATATACATTGGATTTAGATAATGGAACAATAGGAAGCGAAATATCTAATAGTGGATTAACAGTTAACGATATTACTGATTTAGATTCAAACCATGTAGGTGCTGATGATAAAATGCTATTAATTAAAGTAGCTACAACGGCTACTGATGATATAGTTTATGGTGGCTATGTTACAATAGAAGCAACTTAAGCAGGAGACTTAAATGTCGAAAAGTAAAGTGAAAGACGCAAAATACGAAGAATTAAAAAAACAGGCTGATAAACCTACGATTGAATCATCAATTGAAGCTTTAACAACTCAATTGGTAGGTTATCGTGAAAAAGCTGAATACTTCAAAACAATGGTGACTAAGGCAGAAGGTGCTTTGGAAGTATTAAATCAATTGAAAGAAGTTGATGGAGACTCTTAAGGATTCATTAATTACAATAGGTCAGGGAAGTGGTGCAATAGCATTAAGCTTATGGACTGCATTACCTGATATAGTTAGACTTGGTATCTTAATTGCAACATTTGTACATATTGTAGTTAAGATTCGCAAGGATTTAAAATAATGCATTCATGCTCTGCCAAGAGCTTAAAGCATAACTCAAAAGGAGAATAAAAATGGCAACAAAACCATTACACGCATACACAGTACAAGAATCAAATAATTTAAAGGTATATGAAGACTATAAGGCTCAAGAAATCAATTGTGCAGCTGATGATACATATGTTGAAAGTACTGATTGGGCAGGGACACCTGCAAAGTCTATATCAATTATACCTTATACTGGCGATGCAGCAGGAGTAATTACATTGAATTTAAAGATTAAAGGGACTTATGGAGATGACATTGTAATGTTATTTGATGATTTTCCTTTAACAATTGATAATATTCTTGTTGACCGAATTAAAATAAAAACAGCAGATAGTACTACTGACGAGATATTTAAAATATTATCATTCCATTAAGGAGAATAAATGGCTAAAATAAGTAGAAGAAGCATTCATGTAGATGCTAAAGATTTAAAAAAATCTATATTAAATGCCAATAAAGCTCTTGAAAGGAAAAATGATAGGTTATCTAATAATATTAAGGATAAAGAAAAATCTTTAAAAAGCTTAGATGAAGAAATTAAATCTTATAATTCTGAAATAAAATCTTTACTTAAGGTTATTGAAAGTGAAAAAAAGAAATTTATTTCTGAAAAAAATAAAGTCTATAAGGTAGAGCAAGAGAGTTCAAAGATTGACTCTAAGGTTTCTACACTCAAGAAAGAAGAAAGTTCCATTAATAAGAACATATTGAAATTCAATAAAGACAAAGAAAAACTTGTTCAAGATGTTGCATCCTTAAACTTTCAAAAGAAAGAGGCTGAGAGGCTTCTTGATGACATTGATTCAATTAAATCCAATAAAGAAGAAAAATCTAAAGAATTTGAAGATTTAAACTCAGATTATAATAATCTTGTAAAAAGTTTCAATGCATTAGATGAATCTCATGAATTAAAAAAAGAGCAATTTCAAAATGAAGTTAAGGAAATGTCTCATGTTCATAAAGAAAAAATGACTCAATATTCTGAAAAAGAAAAGGAATTTAAATCTTTTCAAGAAGACTATGAATTTAAAACAAGTGATATGAATAATAAGATTAAAGAAAAAAATGATGAATTAAAAGCCATTGAGTCTTTAATTGATAAAGGTGAAGACGAGGTTATATCATGGGAAAGAAAGCTTGGAAAAGTTAAAGATAGCGTAGAAGAAGAAAAGAAGAATATTGAACGCATCAAGGCAAATTTTGAAAAATGGAAGATTAATGTCCTTGAAGATGTAGCAAGACTTAAAATTAAAAATAAGATTGATAATATTGATAAGGCAGGTTTATCTGAGGTCTTAAATGGCTAAATTAGGCACAAGTGCTGTTAAGATTATTGACAACGATAGTGATGTAGTATCGGTTACTAATAATAAGCTCGATGTAAATGCTACTTTAGTTGCAGGTGCATCTATTGATATCGGTGATGTTGAAGTTAAAGGACATTCATCTTTAGATGAGGGCAATAATGCAACCATTTCAAATTCAGGAGCTACACAACTTACTGCAAGTAGTACTCCTTGCAAACATGTTGATGTAATGGCAGCTATTGCGAATACTGGAATAATATATATTGGTGGAGCTGGAGTTACTGCAAGTACTGGAATTGCTTTATATGCTGGTGATGTTTATAGCTTAGATATAGAAAATGTAAATCTTTTATATGCAATTGCAAGCGTAAATAATGAAGATGTCCAATGGGTATTTTATAATTAATGTCAAGTAGAGTTACAAGAGACCATCATAACATGAGAAGGACTGTTAGTCTTAATGGCAACAAGATTTCTAATGATGGTGACGATGAAGGCTTATCCGTAGATAATGATGGGCATGTAGAATGTTCTGCTAACCTTACTGTTCTTGGAGATGAGGCTAACTTTACCTCAGCAAACAGTAAGCTTCCTGTCCTTACTTTAAAAAATACGACAAATGATGTATATGCCCCATCAATAAAATTTCAAAATGATAAGGGGGCAGCAGGAGCAGATGATGATTTTTGTGGGCATATTTACTTTTATGGTGATGATGATGGTCAAACTCAAACTTTATTTTGCGAAATTACTGGTCAAGTATCAACGGCTGCAAATGGACAAGAGGGAGGAAAACTTTCTCTTGGTGTAGCAACTCATGATAGTGAGATGCAATATGGGCTTATCTTAACTGATGGTGATAATGAAGATGAGATAGATGTAACTATTGGAAATACATCAACTTCTGTAACTACTGTTGCAGGTGACTTGCATACTGAGGGTCGTGCAGTTGTATTCACTAATGACCAAGCAGCAAAACCTGATGTTTATCTTAAAAATACTGCAAATGACCAAACTGGTGCACAACTAATATTCTTAAAGGACAAAGGGGCAGCAGGAGCAGATGGAGATGTATTAGGAACTATTGAATTTAAAGGTGATGATGATGGTCAAAATGAAACTCCATATGCAAGAATACAAACCACAGCAACAGATACAACAGACACGTCTGAAGAAGGTAGGCTTCATATTACAGTGGCAACACGTGCTTTAGGTGCTGATGGTTATACGCTTGCAACTGGAATAGGTATGACTGGAAGCTCTACGCTTGGCCAAGTAGATGTAACCATAGGAAGTACAACTACATCTACAACTGAGATTGCAGGTATATTAGATATAAATGGAGCAAAGATTACATCTGCAGGGGCATTAGAGATAGACCCAGGTGGAGCATTATCAATTACTGGACAAGATGTGGCAATTGATGCTACCAAAAGACTTTATTTTGATGCTGGTGGAGATACTTATATTATGGAATCATCAGCAGACAATTTAAGTATTGTTGTTGGTGAGGATACTTTGCTTAAATTATCAGAAGGAGGTGGAGGTGCAGACAATAAAGTAGTAATAGAAGCTCAAACTCCATTACTCTTCGATGGTGGTGGAGATACTTATATAAGTGAGGGTGCTGCTGATGACTTATATATTAATGTTGGTGGAGATAGGCTTTTACAGCTCACTGAAGATGGAGATAATGGGAATCAGGTTTGGTTTAGAGCCTCTTGTGCAACATTTACAAGAATTGAAGCAACCTTTAGTGATACAGGGACAATTGGTTCAGGTGGAACAGATGATACAGATATTGATTTTAGATTTTCTAATAAATATAGACTTGAATTGACAAGTGATATTACAAATGTAAATCTTATCTTCCCTACTGGTTCAGGAAACTTTACATTAGTCTGTAATACTAATGGCGACCATGATGTTACAAATTGGAAAGTATATGGAGCAGGCGAAAGTGCTGCAACTACTACTGATGTTATGTGGGCAGGTGGAAGTGTGCCTGCGTTTACGAACAATGGAACAGATATAGTTTCTTTTTATTGGGATGGAACTGAGTCGCAATGTTATGGAGTTGCCTCTTTGGCATTTGCGACACCATAATGGCATTTAAAGATAATATATTAACCTTTGAAGATACAAAGATTGTAGAAGATTCTACAGGGATAGAAGTGATGATGTCTTGGGAAGCTCCTATAATGGAAAAAAGTGCAGAATATATATGCCAATCAAAAGGAGATATTTTAGAAATAGGATTTGGAATGGGTATATGTTCTGACTATATACAGGCACAGGGTGTTAATTCTCATACTATTATTGAAATACATCCACAAATATTAGAAAGATTAAATGCTTGGGCATTAGGTAAATCTAATGTTACTGTTATAGAGGGTGATTGGAGTAGCGTAAGTGGACTTGGTACTTATGATGGA